ATTATTTCTTCTGTACCTTTAATGCCGTAATTATATTTCTTAGCGCCTTCTACACTCTAAAGAACACCACTAGTACTAGAATCATCAGTAATTATACGAACATCTTGACCATATCTATATTGATTATTCGGCAATATAGCTGCATCACTGTCCATATTCATACCACCATAAAATGTATTTATTTGAGCTGTATTACTAATCATAATTATCTATTCTAATTGTATATATTCTGTTCATCTCCTGTAGTAGAGAAGAATGTATCGTGATCGTCAAACTCTGTATATAATTTATTCCAAGTATTCTTTATACTTTCTATTTCATCTGTACCAGGCATCATAGCTTCAGCATATGCCTATTTACGATAAAAGTTATAAGAGTTACGAATATCGTAGTAGTCTCCTTGACTAATCTGACCTTTTAATTTCTTAGGATACATTAGTTTCATAGTCACATACCAGAATATAGCTTCTTTGTATGATTCGATATCTGGTATCATTGGCATTGCTTCTTCATCAGTAAATATTGCATAGTATGATACTTTAACAAATCCTTCAGGTATATTAGTCATTATATAACCAGGTTTAGTCATATACTATAATTCATTACTAAACATAGTGCTATCTCTATGACCTATAGATCCATTAACGTATTTACCATTGACTGTACCTACTGTCCATTGATTAAGTAAGATACTAAGGGTTTGACGTAAACTAGTATCTTCATTTAATTTCTGCAGGGCCTCTGTATCACTTGTAAGATTGAACATATTCTTTACTAATGGAAATAACTCAGTATCGTGTATCAACATACAAGGTTTACCGCATCCTCTATCATGAAATATCCCAAAGCTTGAAGTAGTCTTACGCATAGGTAACCAACCACCATCATTCTAGAATGAAAAAGCTACTTGACCCAGTTTGTATAAATCACAAGGTAAAGCTGCTTGATGATTTATAATAGGTAGAATAACTACTTTATGATCGTACTATTGAATGGCTCCTATCTTAAGTATAGCTTCGAGTATGTATTCCTTTATATCAGTAATTCGAATATCCGGTTCTTTTAATTCTAAATCTGCTATAACCTTAGCTATTATAGCTTTAGAAGAAATCATTCTATTATCTATCATTTTGTGTATTTTTTAATTTCCAAATATAGCCATAAGCTGATTTTTGTTTGCCTTGATAACATCTTTTTATACTCACTCTTGTAGTATTAGGATTACCTAATGTTCTTGCAGCATCCATAACAGAAGGAAACTCTTCAATTAACTAACCATCTAGGCTGTATTTACATATAGGTTTTTCTAAGTTTTTGACATGTTTAGAACGTTTCTAAGATACTCCTTTTTTCCTTCGCATTTCTTCTGTCCATACTCTATTCTTATTAGCTTTAATAATACTATCACGTTGCTATTGACTCAACATGTGACCTTTTGGAGTACATCCTATAGTTTTACCAGCTATTTTACAGATATTATAATCTCCTAATTCGTCAAGATACTTCTATTCTATTAGTAGCAAAGTGTCTGTTATATTTTCACATCTTTCTAATACTATGAAATAAAACTTATCTATACCAAATTTATTAACTGCTCTTTGTAAATAACAATTAACATGTTCTCCTTTTATTAAAGCAGAATAGTGTTGCCTGAATCTTTTTCTTAATGTTCCAGTAGATCCTATATATTTTTTATTATCAAGGGAATTTACTATAGCATATACTCCACTTCCATCTTCAAGATTATACCAAGATCCAAAAAACATATCATGTGCATTTTCTTTCATAATTCTGGATAATCTTTTAATTTTTTGAAAATGAGTTGGGCGAGATCCCTCTTGTTTTGTCTACAAGCTACAAACTAATAAGCTCCTTTATTAATCAATAGACAATCTTTCTTTTGCCAGTAGAATCTGTACTTAAAGTAATTGGAGTGCTCATTAAGTAAGTATACGGGTTTGCCTGTTTCTCTAGTAGCTTTCCAGTCCCATCTTAAACTTTTACCTGTAAATTCTTTAGGCATATGCTTAATTATAGACAACTTACCAAGTCTACAAGGTAGCTTGAACTCTTTACAATTAAGCATGATTTCATCTCTAATAAATTTAAAGTAATCTGTAACTATAGCTTTAAAGGTCTTTAAATCTACATCATACTAAGTATTAGGCTCAATGTATTCCTTATAACTTATATAGTAATCAGCAATGGTATAACACTTTCTGTCATACGTTAGTCGTTCTCTCATTTCTTACTATATATATTTTGTGTATCATCTTTAGAGTCATTAGTTACATCACTAGGTTGAGTTACTAATACTCTTAATTCTTTCTCTAATATCATTTGTACTATAGTTGGAACCATAGCAGCAGGAACAGGGTATTCATCATCAGGATTATAACAAGGTATATCGTTAACCGGATCTTCTAATATACAATCAATACTTATGTACTCTAACTAATTAGAATCTCCTTCTACGTATATTTTACTACCCTTAACCCATGCAATATAATCTTTACAAGTAGCTTTTCTGTATCTCTATAGTTTAGCTTTAGTATAATTACCCAACTATATAATGTTACCATACATATCTCTTACTGCTACTACTCCTGGTCTGTATCTAAAGCTAATTAATGCTGGTAGTTCTCTATCTCCTACATATACATGTTTACCAGGATAAGTCTATATTACATCAAGATGAATAGGTTCAATTGTAGAGACATACGCTTCATCTACATCATAACCTTTATCTATTGCCTACTTTATAAGCATTGCTCTATAATACTTTATCCAGAGTTCAATCTAATGTCTGCTTAGATGTTCTGACTCTGTAATATTATTATTACGAGCAATCTATAATATATTATCTATTATATTATTAAGTGACATATAAAATTCTATTAATGTTAATATACCTAGAACGCATTTTAAAGCGATTAGAGGCATTTTATGTATACAGCTATACAATCCCTTATCGCAACTAATAGCGTTTCCTGTACAAGCTTAAAACAAAAAAAAGGTTGACCTTATTGATCAACCTCTTTCATTACATTCTACATATTCTGTGGTAACATCTATTTCATAGGTGGTGGAACCATAGAACTTGCTTGTTTAATTATATTCTTTAATTCGTTTACTTCATCTTGTAATTCCTTTATCCTAGGATCTTCTGTATTAGTAGGTTCCTTCGGTATATCTAGTTTCTCAAGTAAAGCCTAGCACTTACTCATTTCTTCATCACACTTAGCTATTGACTCTTTCCTAGCTTTATAAGTGTTGTACTAATTCCTAAGTATATTCACTATCTCTTGCTTATCTGTAGAGTATGTTATTTGTTGGGAATTTCTATTACCCGTGTATCCGTTACTTTGATCAACGGATTGCTATTTACTATCTGGTAATTTTTGATATATATTTTTTTAAAGTCAAAGTGAAAGAATCTAACTAGCCAGTTCTTATAAGTATTCTTATATTCTTTATTTTCTGTTACGAATATTGTCTACTAGTTTTTTATATCTATTTTGGCTGTTAGGATTGAATCCTTTCTACTAACTATGATAGTTGTTAAGTCATTAAGTTTTAACTCTTTATCGAAGTCTATTAACTTCTCTTTAATTACTGTTTTCACAGAATCCTTAATCTCAGTATTGATTACACTTACATTGGTTAGATTCTTATCTTTGACTTTATTATCTTTCTTTACTTGATTTATCTATTGTATCAAGCTATCCTTACTATTATTCAGTTCATTTATAGTAAGTTGTAATACTCTATTGTGTGCCTCTTTATTAGATGCTATCTCTTCATAAGCTCTAATATTGTTAGTTATTCTGTTAATCTCTGCATTCTTTTTATTTAACTAATGGTTCTAAAACAAAACAGTCGCAATAAGTAAACTAACTAAACCTACTGCGACTATTCTGATATTGTTACTGAACCAATTAATTATCTTTATTACTATTGGTATCATCTGAAAGTTCTCCATCTAATTCGACATCTAATATCTATTCCCCTTTCTTCTTTGCTATCTTCTTAAGTATATTCCACACTTTCCATCTAGGATGTAGTTTACCTAAGTTCTCAAGTAAGGAGAAGAATTCTACTAAAGCTATAGCACCTGCTATAAACTCAATAGCGTGTAAATCTATAGAAGTTACTATAAACTTCTCAATAGTAAACGCACCACATATAGCAACTATTGCATCTCTTAGCTTATAGAATATTTTTGAAGTTAATCTCCTTGAACGTGCTAATATTTCATCGTCTTTATATTTCTTATTTACTTTGCACTCATATAAAGTATTAACTATGATAATGCCAGCTAGAGCTGTAATAGGAACATATACTGGTGAGTATAGAGATATTAATCCACCTAATGCAGCAGATGCTAATTTCTCTGTACTACTAAACATGTTTTTAAATATAGGCATTGTATGCTCTTCTAACTGATAATAATTCATAGATAGTAAATGATATAAAGTGTAAATCAAAAAAGTCCCAGCTGATTCATAAGGGGTTTAAAATCGGCAGGGACTCTGAAAATTGTTCGAGATTATAATTAATAAACGTTTACATTGTAAATAAGTTGCTATTACTCGATTAAACTTAGTTAAGACTAATAGCGGTTCTTACGAGCTTCTAGCATATTCAATCAACTAATGATACTTAATTATCTTCTTTAGTAGATTGATACCATTACAATGTTTCATCCAACCAATATGACTATAGACTTGCTGCCTATATTCACTATAAGTCATGTGCTTAAGTTTATTCATAGCAGCAACTTTCTTACACATTTTGTGTTTAATATTCTTTCTAATCAAAGTATAATCGTGATAGATTTTATATCCTACAAAAGATATACTTCTATCTTCTACTTTGAATATCTGATAATTACTTTTAATTTCTAATTTAAGTGTGCCTAATTGTTCTCTTATTTCATCAAGTAATTGTCTTAAGTATTCTTTATCACTATGAAGTATTACCATATCATCTGCATATCTAAAGTAATACTTAACAGCTTTATCCTCTTTAAGCCAATGATCAAAGTATGACAAATAAAGATTGGCAAAGAACTAAGAAAGATAATTACCAATAGGAATTCCTTCTACAGAGTCTATAATACCATCTAATAATGCAAGTAGCTTATTATCTTTAATCTTCTTTCTAACTATCTACTTTAATATTTCATGGTCTATACTTGGATAAAACTTTCTTACATCTAACTTGAGACAATATACTGTATTCTATTTATCTTTCAATGCGCTTTGTATATCATATAATGCTTTATGAATTCCTCTCTTCTTAATACAACTATAAGTATTAGTAATGAATACAGAACGCCAAATTGGTTCTAATATATTCATAATAGCATGATGAACAATTCTATCAGGATAATAAGGTAATTTGAATATAAGTCTTTCTTTAGGTTCTCTAATTATAAATGTATCATACTTAGAGGTAGTATAAGTTTGGTTTATCAGTGTACTTTGTAATCTAACCAATAAACTATCTTTATACTTGTCAAACTCCTTAATATCATTTCTATTACTCTTATTCTTTCTAGCTTTCTTATCAGCTAAATATAGATTGTCTATTGAAACAATCTTTTCAAATAAATTATTATATCTTTTCATCTGAAGCACCTAAGTGAGTCTTCACCGAAGTTACCAACACACTCGTTTAGGTTAGTTATATTTTGCCAAGAGGCAAGGTCTCGTTCCTCAAAAATAATCTGAAAATCACTGATAGTTCTCTGATAATCGTGCTTCATTGTACTGACATTAGCATTCGCATTACTAAGGTC